GGACTTTACGGCCGAATTTGACTGCTAGTTCTGCCGTGTGTGTTGCCTCAAGGGCCTGGAGATTCGGGTTGCGACCCATGAGATACGCCGGCAACAGATACGACGCGAACTCCGATTTCGTATGACGAGGCGGCATGTTCACAATCAGCCGCTTCAATGTCCCATTGGCAATGCGATCGAATGCACTGGCCATGCGGCGGTGATGCTCCCCGAGGATCGCGGCGGGCCACACGTACCGCACGAAGTCGATGAAGCTCTTGCGCGCCTTGTCCTGCGTCTCGAGCAGCATCAGCCGGTATTCCAGCCGCAGACGCTCCTCCTCGATCTCCTTCGGAACGGCGCTCATAGGGTCCAATTGCTTTTCATATGCGCAAAATTTTTGCACGAGTTGACAAGTTGATCAACCCGGGCCTGTTTTTCTACCGGCGGGGGCCGGGGGTCATGTTCCACGTGGAACCAAAAGTGTTTCACAGCATATTGGCTGTGTGAAATCGGGCAAAAGCCCTTGCCTTTGTGAAGCGCCGCGTTTTTTGGGGCGGCAAGCTGCCGACGTTCGTCGGCGATCGTGAGCGAAGGCCCGCGAGCCACGGCCCACGGCCCGAGCTCGAAGGCCCGAACCCACGAACCACGGCCCGCGAACCACGGGCCACGGCCCGAGCCCATCGAGCAAGTACCTGGGCAAACTCGCGAGCTCGACCACCGAGCTCGACCCAGTACCTGGGCAAACGCATCGAGGCCCACGGGCCGCGCTCGAAGGCCCACGGATCACGGGCCGCGAGTAAATACCGCGAGCAGCGCAGCACGAACCACGGCCCACGGGCCGAGGCCAAGTACGACCGGGCCCAGAGATCGAGGCCGACAACGGGAGGCCGACGCGCCCGAGCTCGTCATCGAGCACCGAGAACCGAGACCGGAGAATGAATACCCGACGCACAGAGAAGGCCGCAGAGACGCGACCGCGCCGGGAGCATGACGCACCCCTAGAAACGAAAACGGCCCCGAATGGGGCCGTCTCCGCGCTCGACATCGAGCTCGACTATTGAAACCCCGAAGCCTCCGCGTCGAAGTATTCGCCGATGCACTCAACCACCCAATCGGGATTTTTGTAGACGCGCTCACCTGTCGCGCCCGTGGGGTCGTCCTCGATGGCAGAGAGTAACCGCGAGGCCTTCGATGGCGCGTCCTGCACCCATTGAGCGAGCGTCCCGCGCTCGTAAGAGTTACGGGCCGCCCGAGTGATTTTCAAAAGAGAATCACCACCGGAGCGCGAGGCCTTCGAGCTCGACCGCGAGCTCGTCAGCGAGTACGCATCGAGCTCGTCATCGTCGAGGCCGTAGCCGTAACCGCTCGACCATATCGGCGAGCTCGAATACGAACGCGCAGGGGCCGAGGCCACGCCGAAACGATGGGCCGACCATGCGTAGGTATTCGACAACCACGCCCCGGCATAGGTAACGCCCGACTTCCGATTGATAATCGCGACCGTACCGTCCGCGCTCATCATGCCGAACTTGTTACCGCTTCCGATGAGATCGCCGACGAACGAGAGCCACTCGTTATCAAGTAGCAACGACTCACGCGCCTCGATGACCGGGCCGATGACGTTTCGGATGAAATGCCAAGTGTCCGAGCGCGACTTGTCCCAATCGTTACCCGTCGAAAGAATCCCGTTGTGGGCAAGATAGACGCGATCCGTCACCCGGTAGGGGTGGCAGTTGTCGAAGTTAATATCGCCGTGGGTCATCATCCGCGCATGCCACACGCACTCGCGGCCCTCCGCGTGAGCCCGATAAAAATCGACAAATTCGCGAGACGTTTTCGGCAGCACCTTGTGAACGTGCAGCTTGCCGCCCTCCGAGAACATGACCCCGAGGCCGTCGCGATTCGCCGAGTAGACATCGACCAAAAACTCGTCAGAGAAACGAGTCGAGGCCGGCTGATGAACTAGTAAGCACATGATGAAAACCTCCGAGGCCGTTAGGCCGCTTCCGAGTGTTGAAATAGACCCGCCGTTCGCTCCGAGACATACCGCCGCATCGTCGCCGTCTCGTCAGACATCGAGGCCGCGCAGAACGCCAAGAACGCCCGAGCATTGAGGCCCGAGGCCGTCGTACTCTCGCGAGCGCAGAATTCGAGCAGCGCGTGACAGAACTCCATGGCCGCGACCACGGCCTCATACTTGAGCGAACCGCGAAAGATACGAAACTCGATGGTGTTCGCATTGGTGAGATTCACGGCCTCGTACCGATCCCCCGGCAGATGGGCCGTCTCGACGACCTTTTCAACGTACCGGCAAAACCCCGTGTTATAGCGTCGAGCGATTGCGGTAATGAAAGCATCGTTGCCGGGATCATTCACGAACGTGACCGCCCGAGCGATGGTGAGATTCGAGAGGCCCGTCCGCGATACATGGACATGAAGGCCGCATGTCGTGGTGCGATGCGAACGAATCCCCGCGACCAGTTCGGGCCGACGCAGAAACGAGAACACCTCACGCAAGGCCGGGAGACTCATGGGCTGCGAGATCATCTCGAACCCGTCAGCGAGCGACCCATCCCGCTCGAAGAACATGCGGTGACCGTATACGCCACCATTGACGGCCTCATGGATTCCCGCCGCAATCGTCGTGCGATCCCGCGCCCCTGTGCACTCGACTTCGAGTTCGACCCCTAGATGGCGATTCGCCGAGGCCGTCCAATCGTCCGATATGGGAACCTGCGAATGTTTCGATGCGTGATATTCGCGGATGATCGAGCGCGACGGGCTCTCATAGTCTTGATGGACGTATTCGTCCTCGTCCTCGTCATAGGTGAAGTCCTCATCGTCACAATGAATAACGCAAGGCCGCCCCCGTTCGTTCAGAGCTCGCCGCGCATACTCATCGTGCACCCATTCGCCATATCGCTCCGAGTATTGATAGGAACGATCCCGGCAACGCTCACAGACGAGCTCGTCCCCGTAGGCCCGTTCGAGCTCGTCATCAAAGAACATCTCACCACAACAACCACACGCGCCACGCGATCCGCGCTCGTCTATTTCCTCAAGCATGTATTCGCGGTCGAAATCGTTCGACGCATCGTTCGCGACATCGAGCCATTCGCGCAGCGTATCCGTCGAAATATTACGGAATGAACGGTCGCCCTGTTCCCAGAACGTCCGCACCATCTCGGGGGAATGAATCCCGCGATTCGCTGCCGCCTCCGCGACAAGCCCCGCGAACGCGGCGAGATTGTCATCGACGGGAGCCATTCCCACGCGAGGCAACCCGCGCTCGACGCATCGAGAAAATGACGCCATCCACCGGGAGAAATCGCGAGACGTTCCAGCAGCATCGAGACGCTCGGCGATGAGCTCGGCAAACGGCCCGATACGAGCAGGATCAGAGACGCGAGAACGGAAAAAAACAGAATCAAACATGACCATGTTTTCGACCTCTTTCTAACTTTCTAGTCGGCCCACAATGGGCCGCGCTCCGATCATAGCAAAAAAAGACCGGGAGAGTGCAACCCCTCCCGGCCTCGATTGATTACGACCAGAACGAACCGCTAAACCGTTTCGAGCATATCCCCGGCGAGCTCTTCAAACTCGACCCGATCCGCCGTCCACATGATCGAGCGAGCGTAGGCCGTCGCACCCGTGACGGCATCGAATACCGTCTCGATGGGTCGGCCTTCCTCGGCAACATGCACCGCCTTTATTCGATCCGCGACGCGAGGCCCGAAACGCCCCGCCAAAAATGCGTCCACCTTTTCGAGCTTCGCAGATTGCGCGGAGCGCAGAACATCAGAGACGGACGAGGCCGACGCACTCGCATACGCGAGCAAGGCCGGGGCCGCTTCCTCGATGAACCGATCCGGGGCCGAGGCCGTGTGACGGATCGAGATTTCATCCAATTCGTGAGCCCCCCACACGATCCGATTCGCACAGACGTAATCGAAAAGAAAAGTTTTTATTTTCAACGCACCCGCGCCCGTTTCGGAATTGGTGACGAAAAACCCACGCGCAAGCTGCCCGGTTTGCCCGTCTCGACGATTCGGCAATTCGATCCGATTTACCTCGTCCGCGAGAAAAATGAAGCAGTCGCGATCCCCTGCGAATAATGTCGTGTTTTCGCTCGTTACGGCATCGAGAGCCTTTCCAAAAATACCGGGAACGCGAAAGTCGCCCGACACGCCATCGCCGAAACGCTCTTCGAGGGCTCGAACGACATCGACATTCCAAATGCGACCATATCGAGGCCCGGTCGCTGCCCGTAATTCGATTCCGTCCGATCCGCGAGTGAGCAGAACGCCCGTGTCGATTGCATCGCGCTCGACCTTGAGGCCGTAGTTCAAGCAGTCCGCAGCGAGTGGGGCCGGGAGTGTTCGCAAATAATGGGCCGGGGCTCCCGACAGATTCGCGAGCTGCCCGAAGGCCCAGTTAGTCGGGGCCGCAGTATGACCGCCGGGGCCCTCGATGAGGATGCCTCGATTGTCATCGGTCGGAACCGCGCCGAGCTGCCGGGAACTCACGACCGAGGCGCGAGAATTGGCGCGGAGTGTTTCGAGCTTTTCACGCATCGAGGGCAAACTTGTGAAACGCTCCTCGGGTGGGCGCGTGGCCCATTGTTTCGATGCTTGCATGAGATTTGTCACGATCCTTTCTCCTTTCTGAAAATGCCGACTAGCGGCGAACGATTAGGAATATGACGCAACTATTCTGCCGCGTCAACTTTATAGCCTCGATTCATCCATGCTTCCATTTTGATATTACGGAACCAATCCGCGACCGTAGGGATGCGGCCTCCGCAGTCCTCCTTAACGTGCTGTTCTCCGATATACCGAACGGGAACCTCGCGACCGCTCGAATTGACAATGACACGACCGAAAACGCGCTCGGCCTCGAAGATGCCCTGCGAGTGATGGCGAAGGGCTCGATGCCTCGCATCCCCGAAGGATTCCTTGGTTGCGTCGAACCAGTCGTGAATCGGCGCGTAGTCCTCGATCGAGCCGCCCCATATTTTGACCGAAGTCATAGAGTGATGGTGAGGATGCACAATTATTTCCCCCTGTAGATATATTCGTCGTATTGCCGTTGCAGTTCCTCGTCAGACTCGACGAAAAACCCACCTTTTGAGAAAAAGTCGACAAGCCATTCCTCGTAATCGGGCTCTTCCTCTTTGTATGTGTTAAGAAAACGCTCCACTTCGTTTTTGGTCAAGGCTTGGATGAGTTGTTCTCGCGTCACGATCACTCCTCCTCGCCGCCGTCGAACGCGAACGAATAGTCGTTCGTTTCGGTGTAATTGATCCCAACGTCGAGCGAGATCACGGGCTCGTTTCCTGCATCCAAGTCGATGCGAAACGTCCCTTGGCCCCCGTCGTTGTTGTACCAATCTAGGCCAGTACGTTCGAGCGCGTCATAGGCCAACGTCTCGACGAACTGGCCGAGCGTCATATCCTCATAGGCAAACGAGCGCACCCATTTACCACTTGCCTCGTCCCACTTGGACTTTTCGCCCCATCCCTTGAACGGTAATTTTTTGAGTGTCGTGGTGAGTGCTCCGGCCTCGCTCTGGGTTCCGTTGAAAAAACCAACGTCCTCGATCGAACCGCTATCGCCCGATCCCGCGAACGATACTTCGATGTAGCGCACCCCGTGATCCTTCAATACGGAAACGAAACGCGACTTGTCCTCTACGGACGGGAAAAGTGAAGCAGCCATATTCCTTTCTCCTTTCTGATGGGCACGATGCCCGAAGTGAATCCTATCAACTCGTCAACCGTTGTCAACTCTTTCCATTGAAAATTTGATGAAGCACGATGAACCAAATCAGTTTTCCGATTGTGCTCAAGAACTCCTTTTTATCCTTCGATGGTTGGGGCTCAAGTGGGGGCGGCTTAAGCGTTGACGGTCGGCGACGTTGGCCTCGCCTACCTGCTGCCATACGACCCCCTAACGGATCACAGGCAACGTATCGGCCCGTCCATCGGTAGTAAATAACGCCCCGGCATCGTTGCCTTCATCATCAGCCGAAGGCCAAACAAGCGTCCCGTTGTCCAGTTCAAAGACAACCGACCTACTGTACCAACCAAGGTTCTCGACCTCCTCGGGATACAAATAGCGGACGGCCTTTATCGTTCGGCCTACCAACACTTGGGCAGCTTTCTTTTCCCAATGGCCTACAACCCGGTCATCAATAGGGGCGTTCATGCTGCCTCCCTCTGGTTCAAAATGCTCAAGGCGACAAGCGTCAGCGTCTTACTGTCTGATCGTATGAACTCCTTGTCTTCTGTGGCACGCAATAGACTGTCAATAAGCTCGGCCTCTTTCTCGTTATTTGCAGTCAATACGCAATCAAGGCGTGTCAGAAATTCCACTTCCCTGCGCTCCCCGTGGATGGTTGCGTAATCCGACTCCATCGCGCCGACATAAAAGTGAGTTTTCATACGTCCCCCCGCTCTTCGGTAGCTGCCGCACTATCGGCAAGTGTGTGGTCCTGCTCGACGTAGGCCAACGCGATTTCATACAAACGATCGCGCTCTGTTTCGTTAGACGAAAGATAGAGAATGAAGTTGTAAATGGTCTCCAAAGCGGCAAGTTGCTTTCTATTCACGATAGTCTCCTTTCTGACTTTCTACGCTGAAACATATCAGCCGACCAAATCTATACCAAAGGCTCACGCCTCTGCAAGTGTGAACATCAACATATTCCACGGAACCGCACCGTAGTGATAACTCGCAACAGGATCAGTATCCACGCCCGACTTCACTAATTCAAAAATCTGTGCGCCCGAATACAGTAATAGCTTTCCCTCTTTCGATGCGACCTTCCCAGGTGGGACGTACAACACCAAGACGAACGTCCGCACTCCGAGCTCCGCATGGCGCGCATGGAAGGCGATCTGATGCGGCGACAGATTGACCTTGCGGCCCTTCTTGACCACCTTGAGCTCGACCGGGACAAACTCACCCGTTTGCTTGAACGCGATGAAACAGTCTGGGATACCTAGCCCGACTCGCGACTCAATCCGGGTAATAAGGCAGTTTGGGAGGTTTTCCTTTAGCCTTTGATACAGGCTCGTCTCGGGCTTCGACGGCATCCTCTTCCTCCTCGGGTTCGTCGTGCTCTAACTGGATCGGCTCCTCAAGGCTCTCCTCTACCTGCTGCGGCGTGATGTCGATGATCGGACTGCCATTGCCGTAGAGCTTTTTGATCTCCTCGAGTTTGCGCATGACCTCCTCCTTGCTCATGGAGTCGATCGTGCCGTGCCGAATCTCCTTACGGTCGATGTAGATCGTGCCGAGGGCCTGCCCTCGACGGTACTCGGCCTGCACCGCCGCACCGTAGGCTCCCGCGGCCAAAGCCTGGTCACGAATGACCTGTAGGTCTCTCATGTGCCGCTCGTAGGTCGTGCCGTACTTCTCGGCCATCTCCGCTCGAGCTTTCTGGATCGCCGCGACAATGTGCGGGTTGATGTCGGGGTTGGTTAAGTCCTCGGCCTTGCGTTTGGCGTTCTTCTCGGGCCACCCCGCACGGACCACGGCCTCCTTGAGCGTAACGTGCCCGTCCCCCGCGACGAACTCGTTAACGAACTTCCACTCCTGCGTCGTCAGCTCACGGCTCTTGTGTGGCTTCACGGGCCGCGCCAACCTCTCCAACGTCGGGGTGCTGATTCCCCTGCCAACCTTCTTGCTGAACTCCTGGTCGGCCTTGGTCCGCATCTTCATGCGACTCTCCAGACCCGCCAACCGTCCTCAACCTTCCGACACGAGAACTTCGTCCCGTGACGCTTGGAGTACATCCATGCGGCGCTGCGGGCGTTCTTCGCCGACTCGGCATCGGCTAACAGGAAACTGTCCCCCACGGCCATAACCGGGAAGGGGTACTTCTCCCGCTGGGCTTCGGCGGGGATCGGAATGCCCGAATCAACTCTTAACATGCCACTAGTCTACTCCGAGCAATTCGGGATCGTCTAGGGGCTAGAGGCCGCGGTAGTAGAACCTCAGAGGGGTCTACTAGTTTTTGATTTCAGAAAAACGACCCGCGCGCGCACCCCAGAGAAATTACCCCTATTGAATCTCCGTAAGTCTCCGTGTAGCTCTAACACGTTGATTTACAAACCTTCTTACGCCTATTACGGCATTACGGTGAATTTTAAAAATTTTTGAAAAAAAATTCACTAGACCCCTCTGGGGTTCTACTGCCGGCGTGTTTCGGGCACTTTTGCATACTTTTCATTGACCGGACTGGTATATTGCCCCGTGGTCCATGGTCCGTGGTGAACAAATGAAGCAAGTTGACCTTGAACATATTGACAGGTGGTACGCCTACGATTTGAACACCGGGGAGGTCTATCGTAAAACGACCTACGCCACCCTCTGCACCCCCGATGGTTATGGTGGGTACAAGGCCAGTATTCGCGGCAGGATGTGTTCGGTTCACAAGATCGCGTGGTTCTTGAGCCACGGCGAATGGCCCACGTTCCAGTTACGGCATCGGGACGGCAATCGCCGTAACAACCGGATCGAGAACTTGGAGCCGGTATCCGTCAAACGGGCTAACGCGGCTTAGAAAAACCCCCGGGCCTCATCGACCCGGGGTCCGCGGCAGTTGATGGCTGGAGTGCTGGAAAAGCGCCGCGACAAACTTACTGGACCCCCGCGCCCATGGCCTTCTTGAAGTCGCCTTCAAGCATTCGGGCGGCGGTGCGGACGGTCATGATCTCGCCGAACTCGATCTCTGAGACGTCGACCTCGAGGGGGCCGGGGATGAGTCCTGGAACAACGACCACGGGCCCGACGAGCCCGTAGCGCGTGCCGTTGATCGTGAGGGTGATCATTTGCACGAGGGAGGGCCGATCGTCGAGCTCGAGGTCGTCCGTGTCGTTCATGGTCTCATGTTGCGCCCGGACTCGTACCAATGCAAATCGAGCAAGAGCCGTTCGATATGCGTGGCGAGGCCGTCGCGTTCTTGTTTAAGACCACGAACCTGTTCCGCGAGCGTCTCGAGGAGGACGTTTTGCACTTCGATCCGTCGTCGCAGCTCGAAGACGTACTCCCGGAGCTGGAGGTCGTGGATCGGGATGGGCGGGTCGTCGGTCGAGTTGATCGCGGGGACTAACATGCTGCACCCCACTCGTAATAGCCCTCTCGGTTCAAGATCGCCCGGACCTTTTCTTCCGCGGCCAGCGCCTCTTCGACCAGAGGACGCAGGGCCTTGGTCCGTGGCTCGTGGTTATAGCCCCCTGTGAGCTCAAGCGTGAGCCCTTGGAGCGCCATGTTGGCCTCGTGAAGCGCGAGGAGTGTTTCTTTGCGGTTCATTGGCTTTCCCCTCTTGCACGAATCCACTCAGCGGCGACCTCTAATGCAGCGCGGCGAATATCGTCATGCCTCCGCGCCATCTCTTCACACAACTTTGCACACGCCTCCCGCTCACCAGCGGCAATAATACTGGCGAACTGCTCTAGTTCTTCCGGCGTAGTAGGCATTATCAGTCCAGGCATGACCTCTGCGGCCATGCGGAAAAGGTTGTAGTGGGTCATGGCTGCTTCTCCGTGACTTCGCACACGCCGATCTCGACGAGCTTCTCGACGTAGCAGCGCATGCACAAGACCTTCTCGAACCCCTTCATGTGGCTGGTCATCGTGTCGCACCCGATATCCCCGTGCACCGGGCAGATGTACCCGGGTTGGCGAATGGTCAAGCTGCCCCATTCGTTGGGATTCATTTTGTTGAGATCCTCGAAGAACTCTTCGGTGTTCATCGGACAACCCCCCGTATCCTATCGGATACAAGCTTGGCATAGCCGGCGATGTCGTCCCACGAATCGGCCTTGTTAGGGTTGCCGTTGACGATGCGGGACATCTTCGTCGCGATCATCTCGAGGGCTTCCCATTGGTCATCGGTAAACGTGCGGCCGTGATCCTCGGCATGCTCGGCCATGGCGCGCTTCAATGCCTGGGCAAGTCGGGCGTTGTCCGCGAACGTGCCGTAGTCACTTGCGCGGGTGTCGAGGATGTTATCGAGGGCCGTGGTCCGTGCGTCTCGATCCGCGAACAGCGCATCCACTTCGGCATTCGTGAGGAGTGGCTTATCCATCTTCTCGCGCCACGTGGGCGCGGCGACTTCAGCACTCCCCGCGGCCTTCTCGCGAAGCTTGTAGGCGTAGGGAAGTGATATCCCAAAACGCTTGG